ATCTCTGATACCAAGAGCAAGAAATTATCTTTGTGATGAGTTTTTGAGAAGTGACTATACTCATCTCATGTTCATTGATGCAGACATTCATTTTGATCCAAGAGATGTTCTTACTCTTGCAGCCCTAGACAAAGATATAATCGGTGGACCATACCCTAAAAAGTGTATTGCTTGGGAGAAGGTTCGTAATGCAGTTGATATGGGACTTGCAGACGAAGATCCACAAGTTCTTGAAGAATATACTGGCGATTACGTTTTTAATCCAGTAGAAAATACAAAGAAAATCAATGTGAATGATCCAGTAGAGGTTCTTGAAATTGGAACTGGTTTCATGATGATAAAGAGACAAGTGTTTGACGATTTCCGTGAAGCATTTCCTCAATTCACCTATCGGCCGGATCACAATCGTTCAGAGCATTTTACTGGTGATCGATACATTCATGCTTATTTTGATACTGTCATTGACTCAAAACAATATCTTGGTGATGTTTCTGATGAAAGTGACAGATACTTGTCAGAAGATTATTTCTTCTGTCAATTTGTTCGTAAGATAGGTTACAAAATCTATCTTTGCCCTTGGATGAGATTGGCACATACTGGTTCATATGTTTTCAATGGTTCAATGGCAAGCCTTGCAAAACTTGAATTTGCATCACATGGAATGGATAATGAAAGTAGAGTGAAAGATTATGATAAACGAAGAAACAGAAAAACCAAAAATAGAAAAAAACGAAATTGAATATGCATTTGATGAGGATCTGTATATTCAAGAATTGAAGAATCACATAGATTCTACCTACACAGCTCATTATGCTCAAAACAGAGTACAATCAACTGAATTCATCGCTGATGCAGGACATGGGGAGGGGTTCTGCATTGGCAACATTATCAAATACGCACAACGTTACGGAAAGAAGGCTGGTCGTAACAGAAAGGACTTGACAAAGATCGCACACTATGTCATAATAATGTTATTCATACATGATAATCTAATTGGAGATAGCAATGAAATTAAGTGAAAGCACAGTAACGTTCCTCAAGAACTACGCAACAATCAATCAAAGTTTAGAATTTCGTGAAGGTGATACGCTCAAAACTGTATCTCCCTTGAACACAATTCTAGCCTCTGTCAAGATCACAGAGAACTTCCCAAGGAACTTTCCAATCTATGAATTGAATAGATTTCTTGGAACAATCAATTTATTTGATAATCCTGAACTTGATTTTGGAGAAAACTCGGTCAAGATTTCTGATGGTAAAAGATATGCTGAGTATCGGTATTGTGGAAGTAGTTCCATGTTTCAAACACCACCCGAAAAAGATATAAGTTTTCCAATGGCGGAAATTAGTTTCACACTTGAGACAGATGACTTCAAACAAGTTGTCAATGCTGCTAACACTCTTGGTTTACCAGAGATAGTGGTAGAGGGCGATGGCACAACGATCCGTCTTGTCGTTTCTGATACTGGTAATGTCAGTTCTGATATATTCTCCATTAAAGTTGGAGTGACTGACAAAACATTCAGAATGGTTTTCAAAACAGAAAACCTCACTAAAGTCATGGAAGGTAGTTATGATATAGAACTCTCTTCTAAAAGAATATCACATTTTAAACGTAAATCGGATTCCCTTGAATATTGGATTGCTCTCGAGCAGAACTCCACATATGAAGGGTAATCATGTCAGAATCTTTGTTATGGGTCGAGAAATATCGGCCGAGAACTATTGAAGATTGTATTCTTCCTGAATCAATCAAAAAAACTTTACGTGATGTAGTCAGTCAAAACAAGATACCAAACATGATGTTTACTGGAACATCTGGTATTGGTAAAACAACTGCTGCTCGTGCAATCTGCAACGAGACACAAGCGGACTATCTTATCATCAATGGTTCTGATGAAGGTAGAATGATTGACACTCTCAGAACAAAGTTGACACAATTCTGTTCTACAATCTCATTGTCTGGTAGTCGCAAAGTTGTAATCATAGACGAAGCAGATTACATGAATGCTGACTCTGTTCAACCAGCAATGAGAAACTTCACAGAACGATTTGCGGATAATTGTTCTTTCATCTTCACTTGCAATTACAAAAATCGTATCATAGAACCGATTCATTCTCGTTGTGCTGTGATTGACTTCTCTTTGAAAAATGGAGAGAAACAAGTCATCGCAGCACGTTTCATGAAAAGAGTGGAAAGTATTCTTGCAGCAGAATCTATCGATTATGATAAAGAGGTAATTGCAAAACTTGTTCTCAAACACTTTCCAGATTTTCGCAGAGTGCTAAACGAGTTGCAAAGATACTCAACTTCTGGTGAAATCAATTCTGGTGTTCTTGCAAACATCAAAGAAATGAATCTCAAAGAGTTGATAGATTCGTTGCGTGAGAAAAACTTTTCCAAGATGAGACAGTGGGTTGTTGCAAACGTAGATAATGACCCTGCAACTGTCTATCGTAAAATCTACGATGAGTTATACAATGTGATAGAGAAAGGTTCGATTCCTCAGGCAGTTTTGACAATCGCAGAATATCAATATAAATCTGCTTTTGTTGCAGACCAAGAAATTAATCTTGTCGCTTGTCTTGTTGAGTTGATGGCAGAATGTGAGTTCGTATGAGCCCATTCGATTTCACCAAACAGATTGAACATGGCAAAAAGAATCTCATTGATGAGAATCCAGAGCTTGAAAAGGAATACAAACCTTTCATTATAAATCGTGCGTTGAGTTTCAGTCATGACATGGTTCTTTATGCAAATCTCATGAATGAATACAATCACCTTGATTCAAAACTTCAGTTTGACTTTTTTCTAAATAGTATTAGACCAAAGAAACGATACAGTAAATGGTTGAAAAGAGAGAACAATGAAGTTCTTGAATTGATAAAAGATTATTATAAATGCAGTTATGCGAAAGCGAGAGATTATGCTACACTTCTCAATGATTCGCAACTGGATATATTAAGAAAACATTCTGATAAAGGTGGTTTGAAAGGGAAAAAATGAGTGAAAACATCATTGATTCCATGATTGAAGTGAGATTGAAAGAGGCTGATGATTTTCTCAAAGTCAGAGAAACCCTCACACGCATCGGCATCGCATCAAGAAAAGACAAAACTTTATTTCAGTCATGTCATATTCTGCACAAGCAGGGTAAGTATTACATAGTTCATTTCAAAGAATTATTTGCACTTGACGGAAAAGCATCCAACTTTTCTGAAAACGACAAAGCAAGAAGAAACACGATTGCAAACTTGTTAGCGGAATGGGAACTTATTTCGCTCGCAGATGCAGGAAAAACAGAGGAACCAACTGTCCCATTAAGTCAGTTAAAAATCCTTTCCTTCAAGGAAAAGGATGAATGGGAGTTGACTCCTAAATATAATATAGGAAATAAAAGAGAAACCGATGCTGACAATGAGTAGTGATTTACGTTACTACAAGTTGAATCCAGAGGTCAAAGATCCATATCGTGCCACTAGTGGTTCGGCGTGTTTTGATTTGTACTCTTTTCTGCCAGATGAGTCAGAAGTAACAGTATATAGAAACGATTTTGAAGAGACAGAGAAGGTAACGAGAGTAGTAAAGCTGAAAAGAGTACCGATCAATCCTAAAGAGAGGATTTTGATTCCAACTGGATTGATACTTGATATTCCAAAAGGTTATTCTGTACGACTTTATCCAAGGTCAAGCCTTGCATTGAAACAAGGTCTTACACTTGCAAATAATGTCGGTATTATAGATTCTGATTACGTGGAACCAGTTTTTGCCATGATTTTCAATATGAGTGGTTATGTAAAGTACATCAATCACGAAGAAAGAATTTGTCAGGCAGAATTATTCAAAGACCAACCTCACGTTTTAGAAGAGGTTTTTGAAAGACCAGAACGTAAAACAGAACGTGATGGTGGGTTTGGTTCAACAGGGAAAAAATGAGTCGCATAAACGTAGATAAGATAACAGGTAAAACAGGAACAGCCTCTGGAGCACCAATAACTCTGTCTGGTGATACTGCAACTTTAGGGAGTGGTGTAACTGGATCAGCCGTACCGATGCACTTTATATCAAAAGGCACTGCATCTAATAGTGAATATATTGAATTTTCTGATTTGAGCAACCATTCAAGTTTTAAAAATCTTTATTTTATTTTTAATCATGTTTTGCCTG